CTCTTACTAAAAAGTGATCTACAACATTATTTGGCAATCCAGGATCGCCTGCAACTAATAATGTTAAAGACGTTGAATCAGAATCTAATTGCTCAGATATATTAATATAAGAATCAAAACTTGTAAACGGTTCTGCTGCAATAGCAGGAAGAATTTCTCTATTTGCTTTCCATAAGCTTTCTTTGTATTTTACGATTTGTCCTTTTGTGTAAGTTTGTGTAGTATTAAAGACTCCGGTAAATTTAGTTTTTACATTACTTGCTCTAGGAGCACCAATTATTAAATATTCGCCATCTGGTGAAACATCAATACTTTTACCAAATTCACTGTTAGCTGGATCAAATAATGTAATTGGAGAGTCAGTAGCTGTCCAGTATGTCGAAATTTCAACGTCGTCAAACTGATCTGCGCTAGTATGCGTAGAAGAGGCAATATAATAAGTCCTAGAACTATCAAGGTCGTATACTATTTTGGCGTCTTTATAGAATATAGTATTTGGTTTCCAAGGTAATACATTATCTGGAGGAGTTATTTCTTGATCAATTACTAGTTCTGATGATTCATTAGTTCTTCTATAATAGTTAACTTTGCCGTTAGAATCATTAGCTGAGGATACAAACAAGTTTCTATTGTCACTAGTTGCTGCCATGCTCTCTGAGAACTCTTGTAGTTCTACAGTAAATGCATCGTTGTTAACTATAGTTTGATTTCTGCTGTAGACAGTTTTATTTTCTAAAACTGTCCAATTGTTGTTATAGTTTTCAACCCAAAATCTTTGTCCTGGATATAATTTATTTTGTGCTAAGGCATTTGCTTCTTCGATCGTTGCTACACGCACTGAGCGCAATTTAGTTAATAAAAAGTTTTGCCCTAAGAACGGATCGGGAGTTATATCTGTTGATAACCTAATCTTAATCTTGTTAAGATTAACACTATCAACAACGTACAGCCCTTCTAGATTAAATTCTCCAGCTGCACGTACACCAATAATGTCTAACGGCTGTACTAAGCCTCCTGCCCACCTATTTAATGATAACTCTATTATGGGCTCTCCTGTAATAATAGAAGTTTCGTTTTTATTTTCTAATACAGATACAGTTGTTTCAAGGCTAATATGTTGATACACATTCCATGGATTTTCAGCTAATTCAGTTACCCAGATATAATCACCAAGACCTAGTAGATTAACATTACCTAATGGCAACTCGGTACTAGAGCTAGCTACAAATGAAACGTCATCTTCTCTTACAAATCCGCCAGTTTTAATTACTTCATTTCTAACTTCTTTAGTTGGAAACGGTGCATGATTGTAATCTAAAGGCTTGTCATGCACTTCGTGTTCTAAAATTCTATAATGTTTATCAAAATTAGTTAATGGCAAACTAGTAACTAATTCAATTGCCTGTGGCGATTCTTGAACTTTGTTTTCTTTAAGATTAAATTCAATTTGTTGAATATTATTAGTTGCGCCAAAGCGGCCGACTTGCAATGCCCACTCTTCGTAAAACTCTAATGTGTCTTTTCCAGCACTTCCTAATGCACTAAACATTTTTGATAATGCATTCTTTGTACCTTTATCTTGTATAAATCCTTGATAAAACTTGTACTGACTTACATCGTCAGGAATAATGTTAGCAAGATACTGACGTTTTTGGAAGCCTGTAAAATGTTTTGCCATTTTTTGTAATTCAGGATCAAATCCTTGAGTGTCTAAACTATAAAAATCAGTAAATTGATTTGTTCTATAATCAAAATTTGAAATTAATTCCGGTTCTGGCTTTTCATTAAGTTTAAACCATTTAGTAGTCTCAAAATTTGTTGTGCCTGGAATATTTTCAGTTGCAACATAATAAAATTGTTTGTATTTGACAAGACTACCAATTCCAAAATCTTTCCATTGGGTCCAATCTACAACTTTGGCATCGTCGTATACAAATCCCGGAATATTTAATCCGCCAGTCCAGTTTGCTGCACGGTAGCCGCTAACTTTTATGCGTTCTTGCCTATATCCAGATTTAGGTTCAAATACAATGTCATTAAACACAGTCTTGTTATCAATTAATACTACGTGTTCTCTTTGTACTAATGGTAATGCAGCACTATATAATCCTTCTTCGGTATTTACAGTTTGTATGCCGAAACTATTTTTATCTCTTAATAAACTATTAAATTCGCTATTTAAAGGTTCTCCATTTGCCTGTAATATACTATAAGTGTAAAACGGATCGTTAATATCGTCAACAACAAAATAATCTTTACTAAAATTAAATTTATTAGCAGCAGGTGATATTGTTATAACAGTACCTGTAGCCCAGCCTTGTGTTGTCCAGAATAAAAACTCTCTAGCACTTTGATCCCAATTATTAACTGTTCCGTCTAATTCAACAAAGTTAAAATCAAAACCTAAGTCATTTAATCTCTGGCCGTATCCTAACAAAAAGTCAACTACATCTTGTGAGGTTTTAAGGGTCGATCCGTAAGGTAATGATTTAGTTGTTGTTTGATCAAAGTTACGTTTAAATAATGCAGTTTTTCCACCTACGATTGGCAATTCAGGGAGCTTTGCAAGATTGTCTGTGCTAAATGTATCAGCAGATGTAAATGTTTTTGTAACTCTATAATATGTGTTATTATTTTCTATAATAATATCTTTATAAAATATAGTTAATGACTTCCATTCTGAAGTTGTTTCGCTTATTCCTCCAACAGTTACAGGAACTGTTTTCGAAGAAGTAATCGGTGAGTAATATTCAAAGAATGGATTTTGATTGTTGTAACCTCTTATAACAAATCCGCTAGCTGTTTTTTCAATAATTATACCGCTGTACACTGCTACTGATTGCGGTGAACTTTTATTAAGAAATACTTGATAGTTTTCTTGTGGGATATAAATTCCGCCTTCAGATAGCAGTTGTTGCGGGCTCCGGCTGTCAAGAATTAAGTTTATTTTTTGTTTATCACTAAATCCGCCTAGTTTAAATCCTAACTGGTTATTAATTGCTTTTAATTCGGTTTGGTAATCTTGATAAACTGTTAACACATCACTAGCAACTAGATTATAAATGTAATTTACAAACCCTGAAGTATTTACTCTAGTAGCATCTGCAAACGTGTTAGGGAATACTATGTTGTCAAGTGTTAGAAACTTGCTAGTTGTAGAATACACTTGCTGCCCAACTAAGTTAGTTGTTATCCGAGATACATCAAATGCTTCTCCAATTGTGCTAGATGGCTTGTTAAGCATTAAACTCTTAATAATTGCAAAAGGATAATTAGAACTTCTGCGCCATGCAGTTTCAACTGGAGCTTCGTCACCAAAGCTAAAGTTTCCTGTACTTTGTCGTAAAATAAACTGTCTTACATATCCACTTTCTTGAGGATGTTTTAATTTGCCCGCGGAATCAACTGGGATAAATCCTATTAGTCCCGGCCTTGCATAATCTAAGGTATATCTAATATTATTAGGTTCTGCTATTTTGCCTTCTTGGATGTCAGTCCAGAGGATTAAATTGTCTCTAGTATACGGTGCAGGTCCATACACTGTATTCCACCACAACGGCTTAATTTTAAATCCTTGCATTTCCCAAGGATGACTGTGTGGTCTATCAGTGTCAAATGCACGTTTATATACACCTCTCCAAAAACCAGAGTTTGTTGCACCGGTTGCATTTACCGACGAAGAGTAGTTAAACGTAAACGGATTTAATCTATCATAAAAATAGTTATCAGTATAATCATTATCTACATACGATAGCCATTGTGTAAAGTTAGATAGTAAACTACGGTCAACTTCTGTTTTTGTAAACTCGTTTGTTCTAAAGTCTCCGCCGACAAATTTATCAATATTAATAATATTATTGTCATAATTTACTTTTATATTATTAAAGATTCGTTTTTCAAGATCTAATAATAGTTCATCTCTAAAATCTAAGTATGCTCTAATATAACTTCCATCGTGTCCTTTAATAAAAGGAATACCTGTAGGATATGCATCGTATTCTATATTATCAACAGTTCCAACTGAGGTGCCTGTTGTTGGCATATAAAGTACAACGTTTAGGCCTTTAAACAAATATGTATTTGATGTTCCAGTACCGCCATTGGCAGTATCAGCTGCGTTAGCTGTTCCAAGGGTTGTATAAACTGGATAGAACCAGCCTCTAGAACCAGCGTTAGTAAATCCAGTTTCAACTTCTCCGTATATCTTATACGGTCCAGTTTCTGTTGGCTCAATAGTTTGATATGTGTCGTCAATTGTTAGTTCAGGGGCAAACTTTGGATATATTCCTAATTTAGTAGGAGTCGGCGCAACAAAAGTTCCGTCTGTACTTTCATATTCGTAAATATCAATTATATCGTTTACTTGCTGATTTGCGTTAATAACTATGTAACCATCTGCATCAAAAGTATAATCTAAACCATACGATAACTGAGTAGAATTTAAATACACACTAACAGCATTAGACGATAACTTATCTAAATTAAACGATGTAGTTAGGGCATAGGTTCTAATTCTAGAATCTAACACAGTGTATGATAGGTTGTTCGACGGACCGTGTGCTACCATGTCAGAAAAGTAAAACGGTTGTGTTTTAATTTTATCTTTATTAATTGTTTTTAAAATAAGATCAACATGTTGCTTAGTTTCGCCGTCAAACCCTAAAGATTCAGCAGTTTCTAAAAACACTCTTTTAAATTTAGAATATTCAGTGCTAGAATAATCAAGAGCCTTTGTTAAATTATATTTTGTGTTTAACAAATGATACAGTGAAAGATTTAAAGGACTTTTGTGCTTAACAAATCTTTTGCCAAATTTGTCTAAGTCACCTAAGTCACGTAAATTGCCCGGGCCTGGAAATACTCCATTAAAATTTGGTATTTCTCCAACCATGCTATCAACATGGTCAATAACTTCGCCTAAAGTAAATTCAGCTATGTCTTGATTTAATGGATTTCTTTCTAAATTAATAGGAAGTTCGTAATATCCTTTGCTATTTTTACTAGCTTTGCTATATGCTTTAATAGTAACTACACCGTCAATAACAATGTCTTTGTAAAATCTAATTATTGCATCTTCATTTATTCTATCAATTTCATAATCAGTTAAACGAAACTGTAGCTTATTATTAACAAGCACAATAACTTGTAGGTCATTTAAGTTACCTGCCTTATCAAAAAAATCAATTTCAAAATTATTAGTTTTACTGTCAGTTGCAATATATTGTTTAACTACATATTGTTTGCTAGCTACCGGAGTGCTAGACCATCCATTAACATATGCAAACGAAGTTTTATTTTTATATTTTTTTAAATTTGCAGTATCTGTAGTAATGTTAACAACTAAGTCGTCGTTTTGTACACTAAATGTATCACTTAACAAATTAAATTCAAAAACAATATCTCCACTGTTTTCTATTTTCTTGTACGATAAAGGAAATCCTAATTCAATGTCATTATTGCCATCGCCTTCTTTGTATGAGAATATCTTAGTTCCTTTAAAGGAACTAGAATTAAATACATCCAAATCTCCATATGCATTGCCAATTGGGCTACATAAATCAAACAACGGAGGTTGGTTAACTTTTGTTTTTTCTTGTGCAGACATCCAAGTATTATTATGGTAATGGAATATTTTGCCGCCGTACTTAATACCCTGTTTAACAAAGATAGTTTCTAAATCTACAGGAGTAGTGTCTGTTGTTTCTATTAAACTAATTTGTCTAACATTGTTTATTGTACTAAATTTTACTTCATAAATTTTTCCGCTGACCCTAATATCAGTATCTGCTGCAAATAGTATTCTCATACCACTTGCTAAATTAATACCATCTACATTATATCCTAGTTCGCCTTCGATTGTAGAAAATGCATCTACTGTGAAGAAGTCAATTAGGTCAATGTCAGTTTTAGCTTCAACTCCAAAATTAAATAATTTTAAGCCTGCTTCAAATTCAATAATAGGACGCTTTGCTCTACCTGTTTCGTCGATATTAACATCTAAGTCATTGTATTCATAACTTTTAACTAATACATCTTTGTGAAACCATTTGTTATAGCGAGACCAGGCATTTTTATCTATGCTTGCGCGATTAATTATTAAATAATCCTTATCCTGTGCAGACGCACTTGCGTTTGCAAAAGGTAAATTATCAAATTGATCACTATCAAACGGAATTAATACGTTTTCACTATATGCCGCAGGAATGATTAAATCTTTTTCGTTTATTAAAACAATTTTGTCACCAACACCTTCAACATACCACTGATCTTGTGCGTACTTTATAGGCAAAACATCACCTTGGAATTTTAGTTTCATTCCATTTGACAATGTTACTCCGTTTGCACTAGTATAATCTTTTTTACCTAAAATATCAGCGCCGATGTCAAGTATAGTATTTTCTTCAATATCATATAATTTTATAAGACCGCTAGTGTCAATTGAATTTTTACTAATATAATAAAGATTATTAGGAGCATTTGTAGGGATAGTAAACTCAATAACACCCTTTTCAATATATGCAACTGCTACACTTTCACCAGCTTCACCAAGTTTAACAATGCCGTCCGGGTATAATGTTGAAACATTATTGTCTGCGTCAAATGATACACTTCCGCTATCTGGTAATACTATAAATTCTCCTACATCATACGACGAGTTATTACTGTCATACAAGGTAGCGTCAAATAGTCCGTTATCTCTTAATCCAGCGGAACCAGCAGTTATAATAGACGATCCAGGAGTAAATGTTCTACTAATAGAAATTGCCATTGGATGACCAGGTGTATCAATTTCAAAACGATACGTTTGTCCGCGATATAATTTTAATGATGGGTTTCTAGTAAGTCCATCATTAAACACATATGCTATGTTATCACCCTGATCTTCTAGTGTTACTGTATATGTACTAATTACTGATTGACTTTGTCCTCGAACATTAACACTTAGTGGCCCGTTTGGTGCCCAATAATATTCACGAAAGTTTGTAAACTTATCCCAATCAATATTTGGGTTCCACGGGTAATAGTCGCTGCTGTTAAGTCTGCTTTCGTTAGCTGTATTAGCTCCAAGAAATCCTAACATACCAATATAGTCATTGTAGTCTTTATAAAAGGTTACATTATCTAAGTTATCTTTAATAACAGCAGCTGGTTCTAATTGATAGTTTACTCGGTTTGGTGAAACGTCGCCTATATAATTGTCTCCAGTTTTATAAGCTTTTGCTGTTTTACGACCAACATATCCGTTAATTTTTTCAGCTTCTCCAGGCTGTATTAATTGATCTATAGTTCCTTGTAAAAACTTTTTGTTTGCTTCAGTGCGAAAGAATTTTGGAATTAAATCGCTTGCAGATCTACTATTATTAGTGTTACCAGCACTCGGTAATGACTTATCGTTTTGATTATTATTAGTTGCCATTAGTAACTATAGCCTCCGCCTGATGAATTTGTCGTTGTTGTTGCACTTGTTATTCCTGTTGTTACAGAACTTACGCTAGTAATAACATCGCCTGAGGCTTGTAATTCAGTAGCTGTAATTTCATCTATAATTTCAATATCAGTGACTTGAGCAGCACTTATAAAAATTTCGTCTAGTTCAGATTTTATTTCAAATAAACTTCCAAAAGATTGTGAACCTTGTCGAGGAACAATGATCATGCTAACTAGCTTAGGAGTTAGCGTATTCATTATAAACGCACTTAGTTCTTGGAAGTAGAAAGTTTCACCAAAGTCCCAGTTATCGATTGCAAAAAATCTATTAATTGCTTCAACTATATCAGCTTTTAATTCATTTTCATTAACTACTAGATCTTTATTTCTTACAATTTTAAATTTTACTTGAAGATCTGCTTGCGCCTTACTTCCAAATAGTATCTTATATTTAACTGGGTGATAAATTAACTCGTCACTAATTGACTTAATTGCGTTAATATCTGTACTATAGGCTCTAAATAGTTGATCGTTACTAGCCGGTAATGGTTTGATTGCTGTTGCATTAGCTACATACTTACGCATATCATTATCATAATTTTTAGTTAACAAATATGTATCTATAATATTACTAGCACTTGGATCAATTCTATAATTTGAATCTGCTACATGCACATAATGAAATTTTAAGTTAGATCTACCAGTATACGCTTTATAGTCAGAATTTAAAGTTGTATTACCTAGTGCCTTGTTTAGTGTTTTAAATACTTGTTCTTCTAAAAGATAAAAAACATCACCTTCGTTGTGTAAACTATAAGAGCCTATGTCAGATTCATTTTGTTTAATTTTAATTTCGATGGGGTTATTTGCAAAATATTTAAAGTCTTGTACGCCATCTGATGTAGTATATCGTTTTTGGAATACTATTTTATCAGAATTTTCAACTAAAGTATTAGTTGGGTCAACTAATACATCAAATAAATCTAAATCGTCTACAACGCCGTCGTCATCTAGATCAAAAAATTGTACTTGTATTTTTTTTGTATCTACATATCCTTCTTCGTCTCTATATGCATTACTAATACTCCACGTAAAATCTTTAGAATAAGGTGTGCCAGTTTCTGGAATAGTGTTTATACTTAATACATCAATTTTATCACGTACTATTTTTCCAATTGAAGGGTCGTAAATTTTGTCAGCACTATCAAAAAAGAACCTAATTTCATCTTCGCTTTCAAAAATATATCGTTGATTTCTGTTTGTTATTGTATATTTTTCGCCGTTTGTTTTAAACCATAATAACCAGCTTGAATCTAAGTTTTCGCCTGTTATGTCGCCTGTTTTTCCTAAAGAAAACGGGTTTACTGTGTTAATATTTTCAGCAAGAATTAATTTCCACTCGCGGCTTTCAGTATCATATTGTAATGCAAAATCTTTATACGCAAACGATTGATCAATAATTTGTATTTTTAGATCATCTGTCAGTGTGTTCGATATCTTAGGTTTAACTTCTACTAATAAGCTTCCTTCATTTATTACATCAGTTAATATAATATCACCAATATTAGTATATCCAACAGTATCACCTTCGTTTGTAATACTTACTACACTAGTCCATCTATATATCGAGGCACCTTTTTTATTAGCTTTAGTAGTAATAGTACCGTCTGGTAAGAAATACTGCTGTTCTAGTGATGAATTTTTAGGAGCAGTAAATTTAAGCATTGTTCCAGCTTCTACAAATCTTAAATTGTTTGAAGTAAATGACCCTACCTTAGACACAGTTGTCGAATCAGCTTGTGCAGTAAACACTCCTGAATTTTTGTTTGTTGCTTGGTAATAATTTTTCCACACTATACTTAAATCACTTGTTAATATTTTTGGAAATTCACTAAAGTAAAAATTTCTAAGAGAAGTAGAAGATATAATACCGTTTATTGTATTATAAATAACTCCTTCAATGTCGCTTTGTGTTGCAAATTTAAAGTCAGTTTTTGTCTCAAATGTTTCTTTATAAATTACACCATCATTAGCAAAAAGACTAGTATTTGAATACTTTCCACTAGCATCTTTTAGGTCAAAATATCTACTGATACCACTTGAAATCCTGTTTGTACTTTTTGTTTTAATAATATCTTGGCTAATTGCTAATGGTCCAATATTATAATCTTCACCTGTAATTAATCTGTTTTGTGTATAATACGTTGTTGGAGCATTTTGCTTAATGCTTGCATTTGACTCTGTTGGACCACCGTTCGAAACTGTGTAGTTTAATCTTAATCCTAATGTTAATTTTTCTATTGTTCCGGTTCTACCTTGGTAGGGTATCTCAATATTAACGTTACCTATTGCATTAGGAGAAACAACCATACTACTATTAGCACTAGTTCTATAATATACCTTAAAGTTTCCAGCAGGTAAATTACCAAATACGCCGTCACTAAACACTAAGTTTATTCTATCTCCAATTCGAGTAACAACAGAAAATATATTTCTTATGCCTTCAAATAAACTATTATAGATTATATTGTTGCCCTCAACATTTGCAATTTTAGTCCACTGTGTTGTTTCAAAACCATTAGTATCAATATTATAAAGCCATACATCGTCATTATTAATGTTTTCAGAATCTACTGCAATTATTTGATTAGGTATTGGATTTGAAACACTAAACGGACCTGACTCTAATTTCCCTTGGCGGAAATGCATAAAGAATCCGGTGTTATTACTGCCAGCACCTTGTCCGTCATCTCTAAACAAAAATGCAGGACTTGTTCCGGGAAGGGGAGCTTCTTCTACAATGTTAGTACCTTGGATATCTGTGCTTACTACTTCAAATCGTGTACTAACTCCTTCGATATTCTTTGAAAAAGGAAAAACTGCACTTCCGGTGTTAGTAGCGTTAAGTCTATATTTTTGTGTTTGTACGCCGTCAATATCTTGACTCTTTAAAGGGTTACCTATTGAATTTTGTACAGGAAGTGCAGCATTAAGAACTTTAATAAATTGTTCAAAGTAGTTTGTATTAGTTTGGTCATTCCACTTAATAACTCTACCAGCAAGTTTTGCATTAGCACTATCTGTAATATTTTCAGTTGTTTTAACTGTTACAAGTTTTAGTAATCCGTTTGTTGCTTGGTTACGTTTTGGGTTGTACGAAAGCATACGTGCTAAACGTAATATACTTTCTCTACGCTCTGCTGTTTCAAGGAAGTTTTCACGAGCGTTTAGATCAATTCGGAATGATAGATTTTGCCCAAGGAAAGCAATCATATCAATCAGCGCAAGGTATTCACTTGATTCAATGTAATCGTTAAAATCTTCTGGATAGTTTTGACGCAGATAGTTAATCATTGTGCGTCTTAGGTTATCAAAATCGTAGCTTTGGAAATCAGCGTTTCTAAAGCTTTGGTATATTCTTTTCCAGTCTTCAGTTACTAATAACCTTGACTGCCTATCAGATGTAGACATATTTGCATTCCTTGTTTACTTAAATGTATTTATCTGATTTAAAAAAGTGCGTATTTAATTAAAGTAGGCCATTTTTTTGATCAAATGTAAATTTAATTTGCTCAGAAATATTATAAGGAATGTAGGAAACTGTGCAATCAATACTTATTCCTTGTTCATAAGTATCAACAACTATACTATCTGCTTGGATTCTAGAATCATAGTTTACAATAGTAGTAACGTTTTCAATAATTGCTTCTTGTATTGCAGGAGTAAATGGTTCAAATAATAGGTCCCATATTATACATCCAAATGTAGGGTCACTTAATTTTTCACCTTGCCGTATATGGAAGTGATTAATTAAATCTTGTTTAATAAGCTCAAGATCATACAAAGAAAATCCGTTATTTACAGAAGTATTGGTACTAAACCCTCTGTAAGCCCGACTTGCTCCTTGTGCAGCGGCTGTTGCTGGAACTGTAACACGCTTGTAAAGATTTTTTTCTAATTCGCTCATACTATATTTACCCTATTCTACGTCCTTAGCAGGAGCCAATGGATCGCTGTTTTGTGGACCGGGTTTATTATCCTCTTCACCTGCTGTAATTTCCGGCTCATTTAAATCATTACCCAATTCTTCATCAACAATTGGAGTTTCGGTTTCATTAAAGTTTGAAGGACCTTTTGGTATTTTTCCGTTTCTGTCAAATCTAAATGATCCGCCTTCACTAGTATGGGCGCTGAAGTGCATAGCATCGTCTAGAGAATTCCATGCTCCGCCCCAACCAAGGCCGTGTTTATTTGCAATTGCTAGAGTATTTGCTGGCATGTCTGTCATTGGAGCATTTGCTGGACGGGGCTTGTAAAATCCATTAGGAAAAGTATTAAACACAGGGTTTGGCCAATTAAGGTCAATAGCAGCACCACTAGCATGACAACTCCAACTACTACTACCTACTGCCTGACGTTTGGCATATCCACCCATTGCTTTAATTTCATAAACTTGCTCAAATTCATCTAAGAAGGCTTGGAAGTTAGCAGCAAACACTTCTGCAACTTGGGCAGTTTTGCCAGACTTCTTAGCAGTAATTGTAACTAGTTTTCCTTCAGGTCCGGACGAATCAAACTCTGTATCACTCTGAGTAGCTGCGTTTGGTTCATTATTCACAGGACCGTCACCTGTGCCGCCGTCAAAGTCATCACTAGAGCCGCCGCTGCCAACAATAGTTCGACTACTTGTATTGGTTGCTTTATTTTTATTAAAGATGTCTGGGGTTTCTATACGATCCGAAGGTACTAATGTTCCAGGAACTTCTCTATCAGTTTGTTCTTTTTTAAATGCTGCAGGATTCGTATTTTCATGATGCATGTACGGTTCGTGTGTAGGTGCTCTAGTTAATATACTGTCATACGGTACAGGTTGTTGTGCTCCAGGAAACATATAAGGTAACGTAACAGTAGTTAACGGCTCTATAGGAGTTGCATCAGTTGCATTAACTGTCTTCGTAGCTGCTAGTGCTGTAATTGCAACAATTGGAGGAGCTCCTTCATTTACTGCTGGGGCAGCAGCCCCGCCATCATTAATTCCTACAGCAGCACCGTCAATTGACAGAGCTGCGCTTGATTGAATCGCCATTACACCACCAGATTTAATGTCAAGTGTTGTAGCTGCTTCTGTAAAGACCGCAGCGGTTGATTTAGTATTAATATTTCCAGTTGCTATATTATTAATTGTTGTAGCAGACATAACAGTATAATCAAGGGCAGATTGATGACGTATTTCAGCCGATGATATTATATTAATTTCTGCTGTTACAGTTTCTCGTTTTGCTCCTGCAATAATTGTTTCTACATTTCCAGCAACATAAGTTCTACTATCACCTGATAACGTTGTTAAATGATGTTCTGCTGTTTTAACAAAATG